CCAGGTCCGGCCTTCATCGCCGCCCCAGCCATTCCAAGCCTGCCAGCCTTTGCCTTGGGTGTCCCAGGTCTCGCCATCCTTGTCCACCTCGTGCCGGTCAAAATACGACTTCATGCGCTTGACCGTATCATAGGACAGCGACCGGCGGTTCTGGATGTCGCGTGCGCGTGCTAGACCGACGGCGGTCATGCCACGCTGCGACTGCGGCTTTTCTTGGCGCACCTTGAGCGCTCGCTTGGCGTTTTCGGCCATCGCCGCAGTGGGAATGTAGCCACCATTGTCCACGGCCATCATCAGTGCGTTGTCGAGCGCGTTCTCCTGCGGCGCCGGTTGCGCCACCGACTCAGCCTGGGCGGCGGCAGCATCTTCGCCGGCCTGTTCGCCGATAGCAGCGGCAGCGGCTGGCGTGCTTGGCAGCATACCACCAGGCAGAATGATGGCGGTCTCAGGAATGTCGTATTTCTCGGCAAGAGCCTTGATCCAAGCGGCGGCTTGCGCCTTTTCTTCCAGACGCGTGTAGGCATCCTTGCCATCCTCGGAAGCAATTTCTTGGAGCGATCCGGCGCCGTTGTTCAGCTCGCTGATGCGTGCCGCAGACTCGCGGCCCACGTCAATGGTCAGCCTGGGCGGGAAGCGGAAGGAACCGCGGGTGGCGCGGGTGATGGCCTGCTCGACCGTTTCGCCAGCAGCTCGCGGCGGCAGCGGAAGTTCGCCACGAGCAATGGCATCGAGGATCACCGCATTCTTCGCAGGATCGAGCAGCTTGTCGCAAAGGATGCCTTGGTGGCGACTGTTCACTCGGTCGGCCTGAGCAAACTCGGCTCGGACGCTTGGTCCTTTGAAGTCCTGAGTTCCCCAGAGGACTCCGGCTGGATAGCCTCCAAGTCCGAGTGCGATCTCGTGCATAATTTCTTGCACGAAGCCTTGGAAGGATGCTCCTGGGCGGCTCGGCATGACTTGCACTTTGTCGCCGCTGTAAAGGTATTGGATGTTTGCGATGTCTGACTGCTCATGTTTTGGAAGCTCGCCATTTGACATCGGCTGCGCGTTCGCCGGCGTGAAGATGTTGCGCGAAGCAGCTTGGCCACGCTCGGTGAATACCAGCGCAGCGTTCTGCGAAGCGAAACGAACGCCAGCCAGCTCGGCCTCCAAGATTCCCTTCAGCATCTGCGCGTGCCGTGCGACCGAGTGGAAGTCGCTGATGCCTCGGTATTGATCAACGCGGAAAGGATCGAAATAGTGCAGGAAGTTCTCCGCTGGAACCTCGACCGGATCGAGGTAGTTGCCGACCTGCGTCAGCGTGTAGATTCGATAGCTGACCGGCTTGCCACGCGCATCGGTCGTGATGCCGGAATAGTAATGCGGCTTGTTCGGATCCTGGTCACCGTAGGTCAGCTCGTTCGGATTGCCGATGCGGTCAGACGAGACTAGTTGCAGCTTCAATTCCTTGCCGCTGCGAACGATGATCATGCCGCAGTCGCCATCGGCTGGACGCATTTCGACGGAAAGCTGGATCAGCTTTCGGAAGGAGTGACGCCCAGTGATGTCGCAGCGTTTGCACCAGGTGTGAAACCAATCTGCGACCAGAGCGTCATAATCACGGTTCCCAGTGGCAGGTGCGTATTCGCTCGGCGTCAGAAAGGTGCCGTAACGCGAAATTGCAGCCTTCGCAGGCGGGAAATTCTCCACCAGATTGCGAGCTTCCCACATCATCACCACGCGGTCGCGCTGCGTGATGGTGCTTTCGGACGGCGTTCCCCAGGTCTTGGGAGCATATAAGCGGTCGGCCACCGCGGCCTGATAGCTTAGCGAGTGGCGCTCAAATCTGGCACGCAAGCGCTCGGTCGCAGCTCGCGGAGCCACCGCGGCGATGGCTCGCTCATACCAAGGAAGGTTCTTCAGGACGGTCGTGAAGTCAGGCGATTGGTTCATAGTCCGGTAAAGCTGACGAGCGTTCGATTGGTCGAGGTGCCTTGGGCATCGGCGATGGCGCCATTGATTTGGCCGAGAGCGGTCATCACCTTGTCAAGATCGGCACGCTGGAGCGTGCGACCATTGAGCGAGTAGGACTGATTTGACGCCAGCGCCGTGACGGCGGCGACATAGGCAGTCTGCAACGTCTGCAACGTAGCCAGCGGCAGACCGATGAACGGATTGGACGAGGCGGCCATATTATTTGGCCGCAGCGTCAAAAGGTTGCGTCACTCTCTAATTGTGGTTAAAATCATTAGATTCAGTGAGAATATCGTGCGGATGTGATATTTCATTCTTTAATTTTGAATCTAATCATCCCGGCAATGATTCTTCGCTGACAGGCGAATCCACCTCACTTTTTTGGCTGTTAGTGACAGGAGTGACACGTTCCCCGTAACTTTTCCTACGCGTATGTGTATAAAAAGTCTTGGGAGAGCCGTCACTAGTGTCACTAGCCGTATGGTCAAAAGGTTGCGTCACCAGACGAGCGTGACCAAATCGACCGCGGGACGGTGACCATTCCGCCGAATGCTTTTTACGGTCGGTCTCACGGAAAACTGGTGCATGACCGAGGCGGCATCAATAAAGGTCTTTTGCATCAAAGAGCCTTTTTTCAGCTTATGTGGCCTGAGAAGTGGGACTTGGACGGTGTTCATTCTGCGAGCTTGAAGCGGATCATTCCGGCAATGATGCCGATGGCGACCATCATCGCGGATGTGTCAAAACCGTGATTCATATTCTGGCGAACCTCGATCCACTCCCAGACACCTGGCCGGACCTCCTTCTTTTCCTCAGATTTGATGTGCTCAAGGTAGAGCGGATTCACATCCTTCGGGAGCATCCATTTGATTCCATTGCCGGCCAAGGCGGCGCTCAGGATGTCTTTGCAGTGGTAGCTGCTGAACTGGTAATAGGGAACGCGCTGGCCATTGATTGGCGACCAGAGCGGATCAGAATGCGGATAGTTCTCCAAGGTGGCGGTCTGCTCATTCCGCATTGTCCAGGTCTTTTTCTTCACGCCTTCCATGCCTCGCCAGCCATAAGACAAGCACTCGGCATCGACCATTGTCGATTCATAGCGCCGGTCCTGCGCCACGCAGAAGTCAGGCACGAGGTATTTCTGCTGGAGCTGCCGTGCCTGCTCCTTGGTGTCCACGCGGCCAAAGTAAAGCTGCCGATAGGTCGTCCCTTCATTCTCCATGCAGTAGGCGCCGATCTCGACCCAGCGGTGATCGCGCTGGCGGTCCATGACCATGAATCGGTGCTGCTCAGTTGGCAGCTTTTGACCATCCGTAAAGTCGATCATGCTGAAGTCGCCATTGCCGGTCATGATATTGATCGTCTGGCGCTCAATGACCCAGGCACGAGCTTCGCGCTTCTGCTTGAATGTCCGACGCGACTCCTGACTGCCGGTGGCGTGAAATTCGTTTTCTGCGTTGCAGAACTCTTCTGCCAGCAGCGCCAATGGGCGGCTGACTGCGGCCTCAAAGTGGAAGCTGCGAATGTGCGCTGGCGCATCGGGATTCGTGGAGACGTAGTGACCAGTCTGTCGCCAGTGTTCCCTTGTCTTGTCGCTATCTGGTGATTCGTGACCGCAGTGTGGACAGCGGAACCTCGTCGTCTCGACGGCCAGGGACACATTGAAGCGCCCATCGTCGAGCTTCGCTTTCTCGTCCCAGACCACGCCAGCGCGTTTGGTTTCGTCGTCGGTCGCTGCCAAGCGGAACGCCACCGGATGCACCTTTGAGCAGCCAGGACACTTGGCAGACCATTCGGCCATGTGACCTGCATGCCAGGCGGTGTCGCTGACGTCGTTTTCCCACCCACCTTGGCTGATGTTCAAGACCTTGCTGGTTCCCATCTGCTCAAAGAATGTTGTGCGCCCAATGGCTTCTTTGTAAATGGCCTGCCACTTAGGATGCCAGATTTCGTCGTTGATCTTGAAGCGGATCGACTGGGATTGCTGATCTGAAAGGTTGGCTGAGTTGAGCATCAGGAAGAAGCCACCGAAATAGATCTCGGTCGTCGTCCTGAGTGGTCCTAGCCTTGGCAAGATGCGAGCGACTGGAGCGCAGCGATCTAAGATCGGATTAAGCCGTGTCTTGGCATGGCGTTCGACCATATCGTCGGTGTGCATCGTCCACGAGATCGGTCCTGGCTGATTGATCAGCAGCCAAGGCACCCAAACGTCGGCGATCAGGGTGCCACCGGATTGAATGCTCTTCGAGACAGTGACCGTGCGAATGCTGTCCTGCTGGAGCGTATCGAAGATGTCGATGAGCCAAGGTGATAGATCGACATTGAACGGTCCTGGGACAGCATAGCTTTCCGGCAGGACGACATGGCGCCTGGCCCACTCCCAGACCTTGGAGTTGTCGCGCTTGGGATAGCGGTAGTCAAAATGCCTGGACGGATAGGCAACTGGCGGCGCTGTCTGCTCGATCTCTGGCTCCTCATCCATTGCCAAGTTCAGCCTTTAGCTTTCGCAAAGCACTTGCATCAATGCAGCCAACTGGCTGACCATCGAGCATGATGATGAATAGGCCACGGCGCAGCACGTCCTTGGCAAATGTGAAACTAGACTGCTGAGATTTCTTTTTTTGCATCTTGGAATTTGGAGTTCACGAATGGCGGCGAGCATTAACGCGGTTTATTCGCGACCGGAGGTCATATCTGCCTTGTTAGCCGCTTCGTCATCCCGCAAGCGGCGGCGGCGGCGTTGTATGGCACGGATGCTCCTGCCAAGCGCAATCACAAGCTCTCCCTCGGTCATGCCAGATACCAGCATTGCATCTTCGACCACGCCCCACGGTTGCCTTGCCATAGTTGCTTTCTTCTCGGATTCTCGGCTCGCTACCGTTGTCCTTGCACCCGAGTTGTCTGCGATGTATTTTTTGTGCCGGAGTTTACCAAATCGCTTGAAAGATTTTCGGGAAGATTCTAACTGGGCGGCGTGGTGTGTTGGGTCTTTGCGCCACACGGCCATGTATTTTCTGTGCTTTTCTTTTTTCCAATCCGGCCAGCGGCTAACCAAGCGCTGGAGCGAACAGCCACCAGCCTCTCGGTTTTCGATTGTCAGAGTGTTTTCCATGCGTCTTGATTATTCGTGGTGGCTGTCGCTCAGCTTTTCGTTAGAGGGGTCCAGGTGCGCGATTATCACGTCGCTCAGGATCTTATCGACGCGCTTGTGCAGGTAGACCGTCTGATCCATCTTCCCGCGATGATACGGCACGTTCGGGTCATCTGAGTCTAAGCAATTCCATCCGTGGAGCGCGGACTCGGCTTCATCGTCGAACATTTCGCGCAGTTCGCTCAGTAGTGATGCGATGTTTTTGTTTTCGGTGTTCATGTGCTTTTGACCTCACGCATCGCGTCGTCAAAGTTGGCGTTCACGATCTCGGCGATCTCATCGTGGATCGCCTTTACTTCGGCACGAATGGCCGTGATATCTTTGCCGACCACCCGCGGTGGCGTCTCGGTTTCGAGCTTCTGGGTGATCAGTTGGTGCCAGCGACCAAGCAAGCGATCAAAGGCGCCCTGGGCATCGGTAAAGGCGATCACCTCGCGCTTGGCCTCGGCCAGCTTCACCTCGGCCATCTCGGCGTCGGCTTTGAGCTTTTGCAACTTGGCTTCGTTTAGCGCCTCTGTTGAATTTTCTCTGGCCTCGCGGTAATACTTGAACAGGCCACGAATCGTAAGCTGCGCGTCATAAATGCCACGCTCTGGCGGTGGGAAGTAGCCGAGCTTGGCGATCTGTCGAACGCGGCGGTCGGTCAGACCAGTCAGCGCCTCGACCTGCTCTCCGTTCAAAGTGGCGCTCAGGTTGCTCAAAGGTTTTGCGTCATCAGCCATTGCAAGTGGTTTGAATCAGAAACGAATTTCAGAAGTCATTCGTGAAAAAGTTGGTCAGGTCACGAAACCCCAAACGCGTAGTTGGCAATTGGAAGCCTTCAAACCGCCCAGGGGGGGTGACCCGCTACCTTGACCCTCATTGGCCGACAAAAGCCTTCCTTGGCCTGTTTCTGCGCGTCTATTGGCCATTTGCATCATCGTCGTCACGCTCCATGCTCTCGCGGAGCACGTCGGCGGTTGATAGTGGATCGTTGTGCAACATGGCCGACTTCCTGACCTGATCGAGCAGGCCAGCGATTTCGGGGAAGACGATGGCGGCGCGGTTCAGTGCCGACAATCGACGGTAGTGATGCGTTTGTTTTTTGCGCCCATCGTTGCCAGCCTGGGCGGCATAGGAGTCGAGCAGGCATGAGGTGTCGCCATGCAAGACCTCGATGGTAACGAGATACGCCTCGAAATCCACCGCGGCCAGCCGAGCAAGATTCTGGATCAAGAGATTGGTGCTCTTGAGTTTAAGCTCTTCCATTTCACAAAGTCGCTCGGCGATCTCTGAGACAATCGCCGTCAGGTCATCCGGTACCGAAGCCGCTTTCGGCGACACCGGCACTGAGTAAATTGCTGCGGTGATCACGGTCAAAGACCCGAAAGCGGGTGATCGATAAGGTTTTGCGTCTCCTCGTCTAGCGAGATATCTGGAATGCCAGGCAGACTAGGATCGGTGGGCATCATCGAAATCTTGAGGCACACATTGTCGAGCTTGCGAATGCGGTCCGCGTGAGCACGAGCAACAGCCTTGAGCTGGCTTCGGAGAATTTCGCGTGATTGAAAGGCACGCCACAGTATGTCTTTTCGTTCCATATTATTGATTTTTTGAGGGTTAAACTAACTCTGGCCAAAGTTTTGCAATGATTTCTGCGGGAACGCAATCCCAGGGTTTCTGGTCGCGGTTGATGAGATTGTCGGGATAGGCGGCTTCGAGGATTCGACGCCAGCCAGGCGGCTCTTGAGGAACAGTTTTGACAGGTGCGCTCTGGCGTTTGACCAGCGTGGTTTCGCGGCTAAGCCAGCCTGACCACGTTGCAGCCATCGGCTGGATGCCTTTGCGCTGGCAGTTCGCCAAGTAGATCGGCCAGCAAGCCTCGGCATCGATGCGCGGATGGTCTGACGCAACTGCTCCGACCCAGTCCTGATCAAAGGATGTGTGTGTGTGGGCGCCAGCGGCGCCTTCGCGCCCTGCGCCATCTTCGCCGTCCTCACACACACACATCTTATTATTCTTTCCTTCCCTTACTATTCCCTTTCCTTTCCTTTCCTTATATGGGTTTTTAGTTGGGTTTTCGTTGGGTTTAGGTTGGGTTTCTTGTTGGGTTTCCGTTGGGTTTTCAGTTGGGTTTTCAGTTGGGTTATTCCCTGGACGACCACCTTTCGCCCCGTTGGCTTTGGCTGCGGATGCCTTTGCCGGTGAGGACTTTCGGCCAAATTCGCGCATGGTTTTGACCTTGGTCTCAGCCTGGTGTGGATAGAGCGCCAGGTGCAGATCTTGGCCATCCCAGTGCCAAAGCGGCGTTGTCATTTTGACCTCGGCGAGCGTGACTCGGCACAATTGCTGCCATCGGCGGTCGCCCCAAGCAGCAGCTCCAGCGATGACGCCACCGTTCTCTTGGCCGATGCAAAAGCGCAGCAGGAAGAGCCAAGTGGCACGATTGACCGGCTCTTCTCCGACTAGTGTCGGCGAGTCTAACACGCTGGTGTGTAGGTTAAGCCACTCCATGTTCTTGGATTGTGACGTTGCAGCCGGACTTTTCGCCATCCAGCGCATAACGTTTTATTATCAACACGGAGATGACCTGCGAGTCATCACGCCAGAATCCACCTATCTGAGTCAGGCAGTCCAGCACTGCCTTTGCCAGATTGTCTACATCTGGCTTGGCCGTGTAAAATTCTGGAGCATCATCCTTGAGTCGAAGTTGGCCTTTAATTGACCGAAAGTGCGATTTTGGCCTGGCAAAAACAAAATCGAGCATGACGAACTTTGGGCCTTCTAATCGGTCATCCCTTTGGTGTCGCTTCGCAGCAATGGCTACGCAGCTTTTCCAACCTTCTGCGGTGCCGGCGTCGAATACGCGAGCCGAGTATTTACCGTTACCCATTCGCATCGCAAAAGCTCGTGGCCTCGGCTGGCCTTTCGGATCACCTTGAGCGAAAAATTTTCTCACTCTCATAGCGCAAATTCCTCCTGCTGACCTTCGGCGAGCATTTGATCGCGTTCGTGAGTCACAAGATCAGCTAGATGCTGATCCTCTTGGAAAACTTGATCGGCCTCGGCCTGCAAAGCAGCAGCCTGATCATGCAGGAATTGCAGATGGTCTTGCACCTGATCCTTGGTGCGAGCGTGGAACTCGTGCTCACCATTGCGGCGAATACCAGTCTCAAAGACCCAATAGGATTCGCGCAGCTCAGTCAGCCTGGGACGGATGCT